GCGATGGAGTTAGACAAAAAGAAAGAGTCTATCGCACCTTCAACTATATAGTAAGGCTCGTTAAGATTGACTTTGTCGAGACCAAAGATCTTTGGCCTTTCATCGAACATAATAGTTATATATCTGATCCCGTCAGGATTGAACCCACGAGCAGAAACGCCGAAGACTTTACCTTTCTCATCTAAGAAAGGAATTACCAGACGAGGTTCATCTTTACCTACATGCTCAAACTTATTTGGAATAATCTCATTAACCCAAGTTTTAAATTTTGGCGCGTAGTAAAGACGATAATGGTGATGAGGTGGAATACCCCTCTTCTTTATATATCTTACGATCGCGTGATTATGAGTGAGTTGGCTCACTTTTTTTAATTTTTTTAGTGGATCTTTCTGAAAGACTGGCTTCTTAGTTTGAAACTGAGTAATGTCATCTTTAACTGTATTGTTTGCTTTGTTTACAAACTTCTCAGCTACATAATCATTATAGAGTAGTGGATCGATAGTCTTTAGAAAGTACTGGAAGCCCTGTGAGGCACCGCAGTTATGGCAATAATAGGTGAACCTGTTATCCTTCTCTAGAAGCCAACCACGGGCCTTAGAGCGGGACTTTTGAGAGTCACCACAGATTGGACATCTGAAATTAATCTTATAAGGGGAAGTATGCCGAATTTTAAAGTTGTCGAGGCGACCCGACAGCATTTGGGCATATTGAATGTCTACAAAATCTACCATAATATATCCAGTGTTCACGTATAGTATAATTATATACTAATGCAACACAATGTCAACCAAAAAGTGAAGGCCACTGTATTCTCATTGCAATAAAAATTACAACTGCGCCTATACCCATCATGTAATATTTCCAATTCTCAAGGCCTTTAATTCGGTTTTCTTGATCTTTGATTCTTTGATCCAATGATCCATTTAGCTTAGCAAGAGCTTCCATAATCTCACGATTACGCTCAGCCCTGTTAAGAGCGTTTTGATCTGATAATCTTTGATGATCTTCTTTAGAGGAAATGCGATACTGCTCCAAGCGATCCGTCATCACGGCACCGCGAGCAACATCTTCTTGTTTGTGAATTTCTACCTTTTCTTCAAGGTCTTCGATCTTATCGTGGCAATTCTTAAGCATCTCGCCTTGAACTGCAACACGTTCAGACATATCTGCCATTGATTCAAGTGCAGAGTCAAACCTACCAAAATATCTTTCGATAAGTTTAATGTCTTTTTTAATTAGAGCGACGTCTGTTCTTAATTCATCCAACGTAGGATCCTCTTGTATACTTTGGAATATTATTTATTCCGTGTTGCTAACAGCCTCCTCATAGTATACAATTATTTCGCCTTGCTGTTGAATATATCTTCTCATTTCTGCTATGTTTAAAGCTAAGTTTTCATAATCTTTAACACTAAATGCTACAAATGCACGATTGCCGTTGACTTCCTCGAACTCTGCCAGGAATTCCTCTAAGTTATCTTTGTTAACAACGTATAATCGTGTATCAGTTAGATTGATCGGCTTCGGTCGAGCTACTGTCGGCACCGTCGTCTTCTGGATTTCCGTCACCACTTGTATCTCCGGTTCCGGTCTCCCGAGGGCGCAACCAGCTAGGAAGAGGGTCAGTCCCATTGCCGCCAGTTTCTTGCTCAAGCTCGCGCCAAAGTTTTGCTGTAGCGCCATTCATTCTTCCTTCAAGTTGACCTGGCTCTTTTAAAGCTAGGTTTGTTAAATTATGTCTTTGAAGTTTACCTCGTAAATCATCACCGTATGCTTCTGCTTTCTGCAAATCGGCCTGCAGAGTCAAATTTAATTCAGCCATTTGTGCCTGATCTGCTCTTAAAGTGGCAATGCTAGCCTCGGCAGTTTGTACAGCTACTTCCATTTTAGCAACGTTTGCGCGTGCAGTTTCTAAATCTGATTGTAGCTTTTGGACATACATATATCCAACACCGCCGGTGGCTAGCACCACTACTACGATAGCAATTTTAATCGATGTAAACATCAATGTTCATAAGGAGACTTAGTCGTCGTCCTCATCCTCATCTTCGTCTTCATCATCATCCTCGTCTTCATCTTCTTCATCATCTTCTTCTTTCATAGCTTTTTTGTACTTTTCTTCCAAAGCAGCCATGATACGAGTTTCCATTTCAGTTTCAAATGCTTCTTTAATTTTAAGTGGCTCTCTTTCCATAGCCGCTTTTACAATATCTTCCAAAGCCATAGTAGCTCTCCTTTATAAGTGATTTGTTTATCTATTTATTTATCCAAACATCTTGGCTTGTGTTGCAGGACCTACGATCCCATCTGCCGTAAGACCATTTAGCTTCTGCCATTTCTTAACTGCGGTTAGTGTACCAAAGCCAAAATCACCATCAGCACCTACACCAATAGCCTTTTGCATTTTAGCAACATCATCACCTTTCATACCCTTACGAAGAGTTCTCACACCTGTAGCTTTTGGTGCTGCGGTAGGAGCGGGGGCTGGAACTTCTCCTCCTAGAATTGCCAATGCTTCCTCCCAACGACGGTTACGATCATCTAATCCTATAGTACCACCATTGATCTTTTTTGTCAACCCTACATTGTCACCTTTATCGGCCCAGTTTTCAAGTTTATTTGTTTTCCAGAACCAGCATGCAGATTCAATAGCACCCTTTGGTGTTGCTACGTATTCTGCTGCTTCTTCTGCTGACATTCCTACTGTTTTTCCAAACGCTGTGTAATTGTTACGGCCAGTGAGCTGCTTGATACCGCGTCCACGGAACCTCCAGCCGTCGCCGTCATTAACATTACCCATTGCTCCTCGCTTAGATCGGAACTCATCCTGGTAAACATAGTTTGCAATTTTTTCAGGATTACGTGCATACTCTGCAGCATCTCTTTTTCCTTTTCCAAAATAGCGACCAAAGACACCATTAAGTGCTTTTTCACTATAATTAAGGTTTTCTTCCAACCGAGTAAAGTCAAGTGATTCATGAGCACACTGTGCCATAAAACCAGCAATACGGTTTGGTGTATTAATTTCATAAGCTTCAAATAGTTCAGTTGCAGCTTCGTACCATGATTCAGGATCTTTATTTTTAGGAATCATAGCACTGAATTGTTCTAATGTAATCATTTACGATCTCCAATTATGTCTCTCAGTCTTTTCTTTTTAGATGATTTATTTCGCGATGTCCAGCGCTTTTGCGCTTCCTTAGAAAATGCAGATCCGTCCATACCTGCAATATTACCAGAGCTTACATTGTTTGCAGGCTCTTCTTGTAATCTATCCATAATCCATGCCTTAGCATTGGCTTTACCGTATTCAGTTGTTTCCCATTCCCAGCTGCTTCGGCGCTTGTCCCACACCATAACTTTCCACTCGCCTCTATGGCTCTCGTTATGATCTAATGATTTTTCAATTTGATATTTCTTACCATTGATGGTAGCTTGAATCTCGCCGTTAGGGCCTGCACGTTTCCAGCGAGGCGCTGCAGCTTCTTCAAGACTTTCTTCATCCATAGCATCAAGCTTTGCAGCTACAGCCATCTTACGACGTTTTTCTTTTGATTTACCTTTGAATTGAGGAGCATCTGAGTCATAGAAATCTTTAATCCATGTACCCATATCATCAGACTTTTTTAATTTTTCTGATAAAAATAATTCAAATTTTTCATTTAAACTATTGACATCTCTTTCTTCTGTGATATAATTGACATATCGGTCATTAAATAATAGTAATGATTCTTCTAGATCTTCTTCAGTAAGATCTTCAGTAAGCATAGACTCATCAGTAAATGCTTTGTATTCTTTAATTAGAAAGAGCGCTGCAGCGTATGAGGCAAGACGAGATTGTCCACCCGGAACTTTACCGAGAATCTTCTTAAGATTTGCAATCATAACATCAAAAATCCCCCAAGCTTTACGCTGGCGGCTATTAGTAAAATCTTTCTTTTTAATTAGAACTTTACCTTTATCGTCAATAATACCTTCCTTATACGCATCCCACTTGTTAAACGGCGTGGCTAGGCGTCTAATGAATTGGTATACTAAAAATAAGTCAACGACCATACGTCAGATTCCTTCGAGTTTATCCTTGATGATTTGATCGCTCTTAATATTATCTTTATGAATACGAACATCATCATATATAATTTCACGAGGCATGAAGTTTAAATACTCAACGAATGGTTTTAAGTATTCATGATACTCGTGAAGTTTCATAAACAACATATTAGTAGCTTCATATCCAAACACATTATAAATGATTATTAAGTGGTTTAGAATCAACCTTTCTTTTAAATCATTATCTTGTCTATACCTTCCAAACAATTTGCGCAAATATTGAAATCTTTTCAGATCTTCCTCGAACTCTACGATATCAGAGCAGTGAGGATTGTCATAATATTTGGAAGCAAATAACAGAAAGGTTGATTCTGTTAATTTCATTCTATATCAACCAAGTATTAGCTATCAGCTACGATTGTATCTTCAACTGCAGTGTTACCTGTTACACCAGCGTCGCCAGCGTCACTAGAAGATACTTTCATCGGAATAAGACTCTCAAACTTGTGACGAGTTGCACCTGTAGCATCTGTATATGTGTGATATAGACCCCAGCCTGGTGTCTTAATACCTTTTGCACGGTTAGCTGCTACGACTGCTTCGTCAGTGTCTACGAAGATTGCGTTGTCTTTGTCGTGTGACTTGTTAGTGTTATTCGCATCGTCTTCCAAATACTTTGGTGCGTCCGCTGCGCTGTCAGTTTTACCCCAAGATGCCATTTTTGTTCTCCTTATAAGCTCTCGCGTATGGTTTATTTATTATTTTTGTCGTGCTTTTTGTTTAGCAGCTCGTAATCTATCTTTAGCTGCTCTAATACGTTCACGATCTTTATTCTTTTTTTCTATATCAGCAGCTTTTTTCTCAGCTCTATCTGCTCTGCCTGCGCTGGATAATCTAAAATTACCCTGCTTATTCACAGCTGCTCTATAAGCACCTTTTGCTGCCATCTTAACAGCGCCACCTACAACTTTACCGATGATTTCATCAAGCTGTTCTTCATTCATATCAGCCAAATCATCGGCAGAAATGTTTTCTTCTACACAATAAGCCTTAATAGCTTCTTTGATTTCTTCTTCTTTAAGCTTAGGACGCATGTTTACGTACAACTTATTAGATATAGATTTATGATCCATGCTTGGACGTTTCTTACCAGCATTCTCACGCTCTTTATCTTTTTTAATTTCAGCTGCAGTAGGCGGTCTATAAGCTTCTGTTATTTGCTCTACTTCTTCACCACGGAGTTGAGCTAATGATCTTTGAGTTGAAGTCATTGTTTTCTTAGGTAACTTACGGCCAGTTTTTACTGAACGCCCCATTGCCTTTGCATGCTCTGCATCTTTTGCACGTTGAATCGCAATAGAGTCACCTGTCATTTTTGGCGCGCCTTTACGACGAGGTGCTTCGGTAATATGATCTTTGAAACGTCTCATAGGTTTACCCTTTGTAGTTTTATTGATATTTATTAGTTATCGACACTTGCGCCGGCTCTCCACTGGTAACATGACCAATATTTGGCTTTCCACTTAGGGCCAGGATTGTCACAACCATGTCGAGCTCTAAAGCTTTTACGTCTAGCAGGATCATCTCTTTTGATCTCCATGTTTGGATCACCGAAGCGAACCACTACAACGTTGCCTTTGTCATTCTTAACGTAAACCTTAAATTTCTTATTAGGATTCTCAGAAGTACGAATAGGGTCGTTGAGCTTGACTTTCTTGCCTTCAAACTCTGATTCTGTAATCTCTAGATCTTCATATAGATCGCACTCTTCGCAAATGGCATCAATACGATTTTCTGTGTATTTAGTAAATTTATCCATTACACATATTCCTTAATCTTCTTTTCAATAGCTGAAATGATTTTATCATGGGTCTTACTTAAATATCTATCAGATCTTAAACGTTTAATTGCTAATGTAGTATCTGCAGCATATTTCTTTTGGAAATCAGCGGGTCTAGTATCAATGTCTTGTACATTGGCTAATCTATCTGCAAGTTTAACTACCAATGCCCAGCTTGACATCTTAGCCATTTTACCAGCGATATATTCACCTTTACCGATAGCATCAGATGCTACTTTGTCTGTAGTTAATTGCTGTACCATGTCTGCTACTAACGCACCAAACTGTTTAACTAGATCTTCATATGTTGTATCAGTATCTTCTAAAGTATCATGCAAATAAGCTGCTTGAATCATCGCAGAAAGGTTATTAGATTTTTTAAACTGCTTTACGAAACGAGCAACTTCTTTAGGGTGATTAATATACTCGCCACCACTTTTTCTAAATTGGCCTTTATGTGCCTTTGTTGCAACTCTTAAAGCTTTAAGAGCATTTTCATTTAGTGTGTCTTCGGCTATATACCTTTTAAAACTTTTCATCCGAACTCGTGCCCCGCTACTCGTTTCATCTGCTTATTAAATTCAGCCTGAGATGGTTTTTCTTTATATAGCTTAATAGAGATTTCAGGACGATCTTTTCCTTTGATTCTCCAATTATGACCTTTTTCTTTATGCTCAGGTTTTGTAGTTTTAACTACACGACGTTTATAACCAGCTTCCCAAGTTTCAGAACCTTCATCTAATGTGCCTTCTTCTAAAAACTGTTTAAAACTAATCATTTCATCAGACCTTTTATTGTTTTTAATGCCTTTTTGCCATCAGGATGGTTTGGATTGATACTTACCTCATCTCCATTTACGAAGTCAGATATATTAGCAGACTTCCCCAAAGCAGCAATTGCTTTATGTAACGGATCTTTGGCGTCGTATTTTCTTTCAAAACCGGGCTTACCTCTCAGCTCGACCCAACTCTTTTCCTTCGTGTCCCACATTTTAAGCACATCTTGATCTTTGCCTCGTATCAATTTAAGCTTAACACCTTCAGCAAGATACTGAGTATATCTTAACAATTTGGTGTATCCTTTTTGTATTTGTTCACCAATTTATCAGTACCTTGGTCGCCTGCGCCACCTTCTTCTGATACATCAGCTGGACCACCATCACGACGTGCCTTTGATTCAATCTCAGCATCGTCTTTCTTTTTCATTTCTCTTTTAGAACGCTTTACAATCTTTTCTTTCTTTTCACGATCTTGTAATTCTTTATTAGCATTAGTTGCTAGAGTTTCTTCTTCATTTGTTTTGATCTTATCCTGACCACGATCGTCTGTTTGTTTAGAACGAGTTGATTTCATAACGGTACGAGTTTTACCGTCAGGTCCTGTGATATTTACAGGTTTCTTAGTAGCAGACACTGTTGTTTCATTGATCTCTACTTCTTCAGACTCACTCATATTACGGCGTTTCATTTCTTTAGTGATACGCTTCATCATATGCTGAGTTGATGGCATTTTTTGATCTTGACCTTTGAATTGCTTATGTAAACTTTTTAGGTTATCATCAGATTGCTTTTTCATTTTAGCATCTTCATCAAGATCTTCGCTATAGCCAGCACGGAGAGCTTTAAATGTTTTCTTAGTAGCATTGCGATCTGCCATTTTTAAACCCTTTGTCCGTTTGGACATTGTTTTTAAATCTTTTTTACCGTCGCCATCACCTCTAAGAACAGTAGCCATCGCCGAGTTG